GATCTATCGGAGGATTTTGAAAGTCGAATGGTTCAAGATTCGTCTTCAGAAGTTGATGGTCCTGGGGTATAAGGTTCATAATCATATGCGGTTTCCACCTCAATCACTTTAAATTCATCGTCATCTTTGTTTAACTCTTTGCGAGCATAGTGTGTCGCAGTTTCTTTATCCATGAATAATTTTAGAACTTTTTTAGTACGACTCAATTTCATATCAATCACATCAAAGAACCTTTCTTGACTCTGTTCTCGAATGGTTGTAATAATTTTGTACGGCATCATAATCTCCTAAGCAGCAATTTGTGAGAAATTCTTTATCTTCTCAAACTTGATATTTGAATGAAATTTGTCAAACAGTTGATCGCCCTTATGACTAATCACAAAGACGTTCGTGTCTTTATTTAGATCAGTGATAATCTTTAAGAACTCATCTGTGCCTGTGGTATCTAGGGAACTGTCGAACACTTCATCCATAATCAATAAGTTGGTTGTTGAAGAGTTTCGCAGTTTTGCTACTGCTCTCCAAGTGAATAGCAATGCTAAGTCAATACGCATCTTCTCGCCTTCAGAGAATGATTCGTATGTAAACTCATCCCGAAACCGCGACTTAATTTTCTCATCAAAGTTTTCATCAAGTTCAAACTGTACAAAGAAGTCCATCGCGGCAAGGTATTTATTCATCAATTTATTAATGATAGGAACATACTGTCGAATAATTTTGGTTTTAATACCGCCATCTTTAAGTAGTGAGTTGGCGATATCATACTGTTCTTTTTTGACCAACAGGTCTTTGTGTGACTCTTTCTTTTCTCCTAGTTCGCCTCTCAGCTTCTCCAGTTTTTCCGTGGAGTTATCATCTATATCAGCGGCGACTTCTTCTTTTAACTTTGCTTGCAGGTCCTTCACGGATCTCATGGAGTGAGTTAAACTACTATTCAGAGAGATAATTTCATTATTGATAGTAGAGATCTGATTTTGTATCTCAGAAATTTCTGACATCCTAGTTCGTATAATTTTATACTGCTCTGATGCTTTTTCTAATCCTTCTTCTAACTCTTCTTTCTTAAATTTCTGCCCTTCAACATGGTGTAACACAAACTGCGAATCAAGGTCTTGTTTGCAAGTTGGACACTCATCGTTGTTGCAGAAAAACTCAATTTCTTTTTCAACAGTGTTTAGTTTATGTTTGAGTTGATAACTGTACTTGTCCATTTTCTTAATCTTTTCATCAATTGATTCTTTGTCAAGTACAGAGTTTTGTAGGTCAGTTATCTGTTGATTCTTTTGTTCTATCTCGGCGACTGTGCTTTTTGCTTCAGAAGTAATCTCATCAATTTTCTCTTCAATTGATTCACGGTTCAATCGCTTCATTGATTGAACTTCGTTGAGATGTTTACGAGTCAATTCAATTTTTTGCTCTAGCATTTCAATGTCGTGTTTGTTGTCATTGATTTGCTCTTTGTTCTTAGATATCTTATCTTTCAGTAAAACATTCATCTTAGTGAAGATTTCAATGTCAAGTAAATCTTCGATCACCGTTCGGCGTTCATATGGTTTTAACTGCATAAATGGTACGAAGTTCGCTGAACCAATTACCACTATCTGCCCGAAAGATTTGTGATTTAGTTTGAGAATATTTTTCTCAAGATATTCTTGATATTCGCGAATACTAGCGTTCTGATCTATTAGAGTGCCGTCACAAAATATCTCAAAGACAGCAGGTTTAATCCCTCGTCTTATCAGATACTGTTTATTCTTGACTAGGAACTCAATCTCAACTAAACAGTTCTTATTGGTGATGCTGTTAATCAGCTGTGGTTTGTTGATGTTGCGATATGGTTTACCATACAGAGCAAACGAGATGGCATCTAGCATTGTTGATTTGCCAGCACCGTTCTCGCCGACAACCAGCGTTGACGGAGATCTGTTTAGTTTGACTTCTGTAAATTGATTACCTGTCGACAGAAAGTTCTGCCAGCGCACTGACTTAAAATGTAAACTCATTCAACACTCAACGCATCATGATATAATTCATAGAATAAATTTTCAACTGGTCTCGGATTATCCAGATTCAAGTTGCCGATGTACTTCTTAATAATTGAAACAGTGTCCTCTGCCTCATCTATTATATCTGAGTCATCTTCAATGTCAAGATTAAAGTTGTCTTCAACAACTTGCAAGTGAGCAGGTAGTTGTAGATTCAGTTTATCTACAAACACGTCGAACAGGTATGGGTTGTTCTTTTGCTTGACAACAACTTTCACATACGTGTCTTTGATGTAAGAAAAATCTTGATCTAAAATTTCTTGCTCGCCTTTTTCAGTGTCGTCATAGAATACCTTATAGAACATTCTATACGGATTCTTCACATATGTCAAGCTCTTTTCTTCAGTATCGAAAATATGAAATCCTCGATCGTCATTGTAATCTGACCAAGTCATCTCATAAGGCGAACCAAGGTAATGTACATTGTCTTTCGAAGACTTATGATGAAAGTGCCCTGAGCAAACCAGATCAAACTTTTCAAACACTTTATGTGAAAGTCCATGATCATTGACTGCGCCGCGATACATCTCAAACCCAGCGAGTTCTAGGTGCGACATCATCACTGATGTATTCGCTTGATGCGCTGCCTCCATGCACGAGTCATAGTTCTCGTTATTAATCCAAGGCATCATGAGTATATCAAGACCACCAATATTGGCAACCGTCGGTTCATCATAGACATGCATATTTGGATACTCGCCGAGCAAAAGTCCAGGAGCATTGACTCGATTCGTGTTCTTAAAGTAGATATCGTGATTACCTATGACGCAATGTAACTCAATATTCCGTCTAGCAATTTCGTCAAACCAATAATCACGGCAACGACCAAGAGTATCAAAATTAACATACTTCCGGCGATCGAATATGTCACCAAGCTCAATAATGGTATCAATACCTTGTTCTTCAAGATATGGGAAAAAGAATTCTTTGTAGAACTTAGCAAAGAAGTCATGGAAGTGTAATGAGTCATTTCGAACTCCAAAGTGCTGGTCTGTGATTAAAGCAATCTTCATACTATATTATTCCTCAACAAATTTTTCAATTCCTTTCGGTTTAACTGTTGCAGGTTTTTTCTTTTCATACTTCTCAAGAATCGGAATCATTTTTTCGTTAGCAATATCAAAGTTAGCAAACGGATCGCCTTCTTCTTCGGAAAGATTACACTCTAACATAAATGATTCAAGAGACTTATATTTAATATAAGTTTGCTTCTTTTCTTTTTCAATGCGCCGAAGAAATGCATACCAAACGATCTGAGTAAAATAGGCAAAAGGGTTCTTAGACTTATCAGGATTAAAACTGTGGACTGCGTTTACACAATTCTCAATCGCATCAGAAACCATTTCATCCTTGTAAGTATATCCAACAAAGTTGCCCTTGTTAGACAATTTAGTTGCAATCAGAATAAATGCTTCGCCGATCTTATTAGGTATCCTTGGCGTTGGTTTTTCCTCTGCCTCTGCTGCTTTACAAGAATCTCTATACTCTACTAGAAGTTGATAAAATTCTTTGTTGTTAATATACTCTGCCATGATATAATCCTTATTGTATCGTTGTATTACTTGAAAACTTTTCTGCCATTGCCAAAATTAATTCTTCCTGCTCTTGCATTTCTTCTACAGTATCATAATCATAATCATAATTTATTAAAGCATCCATCATACTGTTATCTTGCTTGTCAAAAGCACGAGAATAGTTCTCTTTTATTTTGACAATTGTTTTTTCAAAATAATTAACCAACGTTGGTACTGGGTCATAAAATGTGTGCGATATATCTTCGCGTTTAAAGTAAACATCAAAACTTCTGCTGACCGCGCAGTACTTCATTAACATGATAGAAGGATATCCAGCAGTATCTTTAAATCCATATCTTAAAATACAAGCATCGGCCAAGTCAATACCTCTTTCTCGTTCGTTGAGTAATATTCCTATTACATCAGTACCATCTTTTAATCGGATCACTACATGTTGCATTATTCGATGCCTACTTTATAAAATTTGTAATCGAACTTTTCTTCATCGTAAACTTTGACGCGCTCTAGTAAGTGTCTCATAGTAAAGTTTAGTTTCTTTCGCCAAGTCAAATCGTCAGCGATGTCATATAAAGTTGCTCTATCCTTTGTAGTAGATTTACGCAATGCTCTGCCTATTGACTGTAGATTGCGAATCTTAGATTTAGAAGGAGAGGCAAAGATAACAGAATGTAAGTTTCGTATGTTGACGCCAGTTGAGAAAGTGCCATAACTTGCCACGATAATAGCATCTGTTTCGTTCTCAACAATATGCCTGATTTGATCTCTCTCTTCACCACCCACGCCTCCGTGTACAAAAAATACATGCCTATCACCAGCGGCATCCTTTATCATATTATAAAGCAGTTTGCCGTGTTTGTCAACGTATTGAAACAATAAAAGAGTGTTGCCTTCTAAAGATAGAGAAAGGTTTTTAATAAATTTATTTCTGCCTTCGTGCGATACTAAGAAGTCAATCTCGTTTTGATATGTCAGTCCGTTGATAGTTTTTTTATTTTCATCAGAATAACCGAGAGAAAGAATCTTAATACCAAAGTCTGCAAGATGTTCTTCGTCCATCAGTTTCTTCGTGGTAGTCACTTGATTGACTGGACCAAATAAACCTTCAAGTACCAACTTATGCGTTTTCGTACCATCCAGAGTTCCTGTGAACCCATAGCGATACTTACAGTCAGAAAGTTTACCCATGATGTTTGATAGTGACTTCGACTTAAACAGGTGCGCCTCGTCACCAATTACCACATCAAATTTATCAAACCATTTCTTAGGGAGTTTGTAGATAGACTGCCATGTAGTAATAACAACTGGTTTGTCAGTTTCCTTGTCTTGCCCTGAGAAAACTTTATGGCAATATTTGTCTGACTTAAAACCATAGTCGGCGAAGTCAGAATACATTTGATGTACGAGAGTTGTGGTAGGAACAATGATCAGCGTTTGCTTTAAATGATACCGAAGTATCATGTATATAATAAACGATTTGCCAGATGCAGTGGGAGAAAGAAATAGACCACGAGAGTAACGTACTGCATCAACGAAAGCAGCGATCTGATAATCTCTTGGTTCAAGTGTAAACTTTTGTTCTTTAAGAAACTCTTTAGCTTCGACAATAGAGTAATTGACCGCAGAATTATCGTACTTGTATTCATAGGTGTATCCTCGCTCCTTGGCGAAATGCTCGACATATTTTTCTAGTCCAGCATAGATTGTACCATTCATAGCATTATACAATCTCACCTTTCCGTCCCATGCCTTGCACTTATACGCTGGCATGAACTTATATCCAGGAACAAAGAATGTGAAGAAGTCAGAAATTTCTTTCATAATACCCATGTCATCCATCGTGACGCGGATATAAACTTCGTTCACTTTGTCAATTACAATATCTGTCATAAACCTGCTTGCATTCTCTTAAAGTCTATCGCTGACTTTACATGCCATCCCAAATTACTGATGGTCTTAATAATGGATTCAAGTACATCAATTTTTTCTTGCTGATAAGCAACACGCAGGTTCATTGAAATAATATCTGAGTCGCCGTCAAGATACATACCAACATCTGAGCGAAGTATCTTGCCCTTTGCTGGTAGTTTCCATCCGCGTTCAATTTGGTCTTGCGTTGGACCATCTGTATAAAACTCGTACTTCTCGAGTTTCAATACCTTTGCTTCTGATTCTAATTTTCTTAGAACCAGTTTTTCTTTAGATAAAATTTCATAATATTTATGATGCATTTTCGCGATACTTAAAGCAGTGCCGTCTAACTCTATCTGATCAAGTTGCGAGTCTTTTGCCCATGCTTCATGTATTTCTTCAAGTTTCATAGATGCTCCTTCCCTATAGAACAACTATTATACTATACAATTAGACGGATTTAAAGGTATAATTCTGAAATCTAAAAGAAGCAGTTGCTTCAATATAGTCAATGTTGGTGTCTCGAGTATCTAGCGTGATAGGCGAAAGACTAAGAGGGAACAAATCTGTAATGGTAATTTGAATGTTTGGATTCATTGCGCTAGATAAAATAGTAAGAGTAGCATCAGAGAATATTCCTTCGCCAGATGCATCTGTAACATCTCTAATCGCTTTGTGTTGACCATAATTATCAGGGAAACCAATGGCAGTAATCCAGTCAAAAATTTCCAAATAGTTTGTCATATCTTCATTAATCTTAAACGTGACTTCAAGTTCGCCGTACTCAATATGATCTCCATACATAGGAACTTTCTTTAAGGGATTGGGTATATCGAAAGTGCCCAGAGTAATTCCTGGAAGAACGATTGATTGAATAAAGAAATGCATGTCTGGGGTTTTTCGGATTGAAAAATCGAACCCGACAGGTGATAGCATATTTTTGTTTAGAGGATCCGTCATGATTACCCTATCATAAGACTTTTAATTGGTTCGCCGAAAGTAGCAACAATTGCTGAGAGACCAGCAGTGCCTAGTATTGTTAACACCAACCATTTGGTTTTAAAATCATCAACAGCAATTTTAAACCCTATGAATTCGTTACCAAGAACTCTCAGACTCATTTCAAATGTACTTTGCTTATCTTCCATAGTATGTTCTCAGGGGTTGTTATTGTATTTATATACCTTCAAAAGCGACTATTTGATTGTAACGAATAATTTCACTTTTGTCAAGCCAAAAAAAGAGAGGACCGAAGTCCTCTCCAAAAATGTCCTTACGGATCTTTTTATTATAGCAA